GGATGCTTGTCTCAGAAAGGACAGAGCTTCTCGTGTAGCTTGCGAGGTTATGGCGACTAAGGGCAAAATTATCGTAGCGGGCGAAATCACCTGTAGCGAAAAAGTGGATATTCGGTTTATCGTGCGAAATGTCCTGCGCGAGGTCGGGTATAATCCTTGGAAGTTTACTGTGTTTGTATTCGTTCATCGACAGAGTGCGGATATCGCAGCCGGTGTGGATACGGCAATTGAAGCGCGAAACGGCATATGCGATCCTTACGGATCTGTCGGCGCAGGTGACCAAGGCACAGTATACGGGTACGCAACAAAGGAAACGCGAGAGTATTTGCCTTTGCCGCTAGTGCTCTCGCATCGCATTGCCAAGCGCATTGATGAATGCCGCGAAGGTAAACTCATCAAAGGCATTCTACCGGACGGCAAGTGTCAGGTTACTGTCGAATATGAAGATGGTAAACCCAAACGTGTGAAAGCTGTGGTGATTTCTGTCCAGCATGAGGCGAATAAAACGCAGGAGCAGCTGCGCACGGATATTATGAATAATGTCTTGTGGCAATGCTTTGAGGATTTCCCAATGGACGATGATACCGAAATACTCATTAACCCCAGTGGACGTTTCGTAGAGGGCGGCCCCGCTGCTGACACAGGACTGACGGGCAGAAAAATCATGGTGGATACTTATGGTGGTCTTGCGTCACACGGCGGCGGAGCCCTTTGCGGCAAAGATCCGACGAAGGTTGACCGCAGCGGTGCATATATGGCACGGTATATCGCGAAGAACATTGTGTGGAGCGACTTAGCTGAAAGATGCGAGGTCGCTCTTTCTTATGCCATCGGTAAGGCAAGTCCCGTGGCAGTAGCGGTCACTTCATTTGGAACAAGCAAGCTGACAGATGAGCAGCTTACCTTGATTGTGCAAGAAGTCTTTAATTTGCGTCCCGCCGCTATCATTGAAAAGCTGCGTTTGCGTACAGCCATATATGAAAGCACGGCGGCATATGGTCATTTCAATTCCTGTCTCTTTCCGTGGGAAAACGTGGATTGTTATAAGGAGTTAAGAAAGGCGGCTGAGAAATATGCTGATTGAAAAGATACCCGCGGCAAAGCTCAATCCAGCTGCATATAACCCACGAAAAGACCTGAAGCCGGGTGACAAGGAATACGAAAAGCTCAAGCGCTCTATTGCGGAGTTCGGTTATGTGGAACCGATCATCTGGAATAAGACCACCGGTAACGTGGTTGGAGGTCACCAGCGGTTGAAAGTGCTACTCGACCTTGGGCAGACGGAAATCGACTGCGTGATTGTTGAGCTTGATGACAAACGTGAAAAGGCACTTAACCTTGCACTTAATAAAATACAGGGCGATTGGGACGAAGCAAAGCTGGCATCGCTCATGGCAGAGTTTGACGCATCTACATTTGACGTATCCCTAACAGGCTTCGATGCTGACGAAGTAGACGCGCTCTTAAATAAATTTTACTCGAAGGAAGCTATACAGGATGACTTCAACGTGGACAAAGAAAAGGAAGCCATTGAAGCTGCTGGCGAAACACGGACGCATACAGGAGATATCTGGCTGCTTGGACAGCATAGACTTTTGTGCGGCGACAGTACCAGCGAGGTGGATTTCGACCATCTGATGGACGGTGCCCACGCTCAGTGCGCAGTTACCTCTCCTCCATACGGCGTCGGAAAAGAATATGAAAAAGCCGGGATCGAACCGTGGTTTGAAACGATGCGCCCCGCTATAAAGAACATCTGTAAAAACGCAGACATTGTCTGTTGGAACATCGGAGACCTATATGCCACAGGTACCCAGTTTATTGAACCAACCGAAATGTATAGCATTGGACTATTTGCTGACAACGGCTTTCGTCCTATCTGGATTCGCATTTGGAAAAAGCAAGGCATGAATTTCGGTAATTCACCCTATCACCTTGTGACAAATAAACCGGTGCAGCAGTACGAATATATCACGGCGCTGGCTGCGCAGGAAACTGATGAATACAACGACCAAGAGTTTGCCTGGGTTTCGGCATTCGCCGGCCATTCCTATAAGTTTGTGAAGCGGCTCACCAAGGATGAGCGTAAAAAATGGGGCTATGCCGGTATTTGGGAAATATCTACTGTGCGAGCCAATAAAGATCACCCCGCTATGTTTCCTGTCGAGTTGCCGTGGCGATGCATTAAAATGCATTCTGACCGTGGCGGTGTGGTACTTGAACCTTTCGCGGGTTGTGGAACGACGCTCATCGCCTGTGAACAGACCGAACGCAGGTGCTATGCGATGGAAATTTCGCCGGTCTATTGTGACCTCATCGTAAAGCGCTGGGAGACATTCACCGGCGCTACTGCTGCAAAGCTGGAGGTATGATATGGATATACAGAAATTATCAATTGAGAAATTAAACCCTTCAGCATACAATCCGCGAAAAGACCTTAAACCCGGTGATGCTGAATATGAAAAGCTGCGCCGCTCTATTGAGGAATTCGGTTATGTTGAGCCTATCATCTGGAATAAACGCACGGGCAATATTGTGGGTGGCCATCAACGGTACAAAGTATTGGTGGCACTCGGATATACCGATGTGGATTGCGTGGTGCTGGACATCGATGAGCAAAAGGAAAAAGCCTTAAATGTGGCGCTCAACAAGATATCTGGCGAGTTCGATATCCCGCTTTTGACCGACCTTTTGAAGGATATCGGTGCAAGTGGCTTTGATGTATCTCTTACGGGTTTCGACGCTGCAGAGATGGATGCGTTGTTCAGGGATAGTATAGTCGGAGGAATAAAAGAGGACGATTTTGACGAGCCATTACCTGAAACGCCCATTTCTAAGCAGGGAGACATCTGGCTTCTTGGACAGCACCGCCTTATCTGCGGCGATGCTACGAAAGCTGAAACATATAAAAAGCTCATGGACGGACAGCAAGCAAATCTCGTGATCACAGATCCACCATACAATGTGGACTATAAAGGCACTGCGGGAAAACTTAAAAATGACAATATGGAAAGTACCAAGTTCCACGCATTCCTGCTTTCGGCATACCGGTGCATGTATGATGCGTTGGTAGACGGTGGCGGCATTTATGTTTTCCACGCTGATCGTGAGACAGTCAATTTCAGGACAGCATTTACAGAAGCAGGCTTCTTCTGTCATCAGACCTGTATATGGATAAAGAATACACCGGTCTTGGGGCGATGCGATTATCAATACAACCATGAACCTATTCTAGTAGGCTGGAAGCCAACAGCCAGTCACAACTGGTACGCCGACCGTAAACAGCGCACGACATGGAATTTTGACCGGCCAACCAAGAGCAAACATCATCCTACAATGAAACCTGTGGCACTGTGCGCATATCCGATTATGAACAGCTCGCTGACAAACAACATTGTGCTTGACTCATTCGGGGGCAGCGGCAGTACTCTCATTGCCTGCGAGCAGACAGGACGCATTTGCTATACGATGGAGCTTGATGAGCGTTATGCCGATGTTATCGTGAAACGGTATATCGGGCAGACCGGGAACACGGACGGAGTTTTTCTGATAAGGGATGGAGAAACGATCCCCTGCGATAAGGCGCTGAAGAAACATTCGTAGCCATATTTTTCAGCGCCTTTGCATTGGTTTTTTTTGTTTACTGTTCCTTCGGATTTTCCGGGATGACAATTTCACCGTTCTTTTCTTCAAATTCGGCGATATATTTGCGAAGCAGATACAGAATCTCACCGTTAGCCGAACGTCCGTCGTATTTGGCAACATAATGCAGCTTGTAATGCAGTTCGTCGTCAATCCGAATACCCAAATGCTTGTTTTTTTCCATGACGGCACTCCAATCTCAACTTATACTTTATTAAAGATAGTATGAGTTGATTTTAAGTACAAAATGAGCTATAATGTTGAAAATGTACTTATTTTAAGTACGCTAAATTAAGGAAGGAGTACCCGTGTTTGAAAGTATTGATGCAAATCTCAGGCAACCTTGTTGCCTTTATACTTTTGGCTACTGTTGTTCGCGTTGCAAACCGCCGACTTGAAAAGCGTGATCAATTTTATAAATTATTCATAGGGGCTTGCCGTCTCGTGCTGGCGGCCCTGTTCCTTGAAGCGCTCGTTTGTGTTCTGGATGGCCGGTCCTCTGCCTTGGTAAAAAACCTGCTGCAGATTCTTTTTACCATGCTGTACATGCTGCTGCCAGTCCTAGCGTGGCTCTGGGTTCTGCTTGCACGCGCCCTGACGGACGACGGCTGTCAATCGAACCGCTTGATGTCGATTTGCTGGTTTCCTGTAAGTGTCAGCCTTGGCATGGCACTTTTTTCTGCGCACTTCCATTGGCTGTTTTTTATTGATGACAGCAATGTTTATCATCGTGGTCCGTTGTTCCCCGTGTTTTTGATGATTACCGCGGGTTGTTTGCTCATGGGCTTCGTTGTATTGGTTCGCCATAGAAGCACGCAGTTGCGCGGGGATTTTACGCTTCTGGGCTCCATCTATCTGTTTCCGCTTCTTGGCGGCGCGCTTCAGGTGCTTTTTTGCGGCGTTCTGCTGATGTGGAGCCTGACAGCCGGCTCTTTAATGATCATGTATATGTATTTGCAGGAGCGAATGATTCAGATTGACAGTCTGACCGGTGCGTTGACAAGATTATCTTTTGGCCAGCATTTCAGCAAGATGGCCGGAAAATGCCGAAAGGAACCTATAGGTATTTTGTTTCTGGATCTTGACGAATTCAAAGCCATCAATGATCGGTACGGTCATCTAGAGGGCGACGCGGCACTTCGTGCATTCTCGGAAATTGTCCGCTCACAACTCCGGAAAAGCGATGTTTTCGCGCGCTTGGGCGGGGATGAATTTGTTATTGTGGCGTCTGTGGGCGGGCAGGAGGACTTGCAGGCCATTAAGCGAAAAATCGAATCCGCCCTCGAAGGGTATAACCAAACCTCACATAAACCGTATCGGCTGGAATGTAGCATCGGCTCGAAGGTATTCGACAATTACTTTAGGGTCCAGGCTGCGTTGGCGGATGTCGACAGATTGATGTATGAACAAAAACAGGCCAAAAAGGCCGTCTGATTTTCTACGGATTATTATACGAAATGAACTTGCTATTTTTCGAATATAGAGTGATAGATATACCCACCTTAAGAAAGGTGGGGAATTCCATGAATGAAAAACTTTACAGAGCAATTGAGGACTTTATCACGCAGAGAATGGATGACCTTGGGGCAGATGCGCCCGCTTATGTGGCGGAAACCATAACGGAAGTGGGGTGCTGTGCGAAAAAGCTGGAAGAAACGCTTATGGAATCGCAGTTTTCGCTTTGGCGCGAACTGGAAGACGCGCTCAGTCGGCAGACCGGAGAGGAAATGCGTTACTATTACCGGGCAGGATTCCATGATGCGGTACGGTTCCTGCTGGGATGGAACGACCGTACGTGAACAGCCGGGCGCATTTTGTGCGGTTTCCTTCCCGCCTGGAAGACCTGAGGCGTCCTTACCTCTGGAGCGATCAACAGTCCTACTCAATTGCGAAGACCATAACGCTTGCCAGAATCGATTATGAGAACTTTATTACGGATTTCTGCGTTGAGCGCCAATATCTGGAGGATAATGCCGGCCTTTGCGGAAAAGATGCAGGCGGCGTGCTTCACTGCCTGCTAATCCGTCAGCGCGGCAGCCATGACGGTGTGTTGGTTCTCCCAGACCGCAGAGGTTATGTAATATTGGCTGCATACATATTAGGCACCGAACCATAGGAGTCTCTGACGAGGCTCTTTTTTCTTGCCGCTTTTTGAAGAATAGACTTGCTATTTACAGCATTTAGAGTGATGTATGTAGTACCAAAACCGGGTAACCCGGTAAAAAGAAAGGCAGTATGAATATGCAGATCAACTTTAACGTAACCGGCAGCGAGCGTAAGCGGCTGGTCGCAGCGATGGGCGACATTCTGGGAAGCAAACCAAATTATCTCGGCGCTCCGAGCTTTGCCTATGAAGTGGATTATTTCACCATCGACACAAACGGCACTGTCAGCTTCGATGATCGGGCGGACAGCGAGAAATTTAAAAACCTCGTCGAGCGGCTGCAAGAAAAGGGTTTTGCGGTGGCTGCAGCCGATACGGAAAACGAAGATATCGATCTGTGCATCGAAATGCCGCGCGCTTCCTTCACTGACACGGCGCTAGAAAACCTCAAGCGGTTGATGGAGAGCAAGGGTAAGCTCATTAAAAAAGCGCTCGGCGCAGAAACCCTCGACATAATAATCACAGATGACAAGGTGCTTTTCCCGTGGTTTGCGGACGGCAGCAACCCGGAGGCGGTTAAGGCTTACACCCACTTTGTTTCGGCACTGTACGATATGGCACGGAACCAGAAGCGCGTCACATCGAAGGAAAAGGAAACCGACAACGACAAATACGCGTTCCGCTGTTTCCTGCTCCGATTGGGTTTCATCGGCGAGGATTATAAGGCTGAGCGTAAAATTCTGCTCCGAAACCTCTCCGGCAGCAGCGCGTTCAAATCTCCTAAAGGCGGTGCGGACGATGAATAATGGTTTTCCGTCAAGAGAACTGGTGGAGGGCATACGCGCCCGATACCCTGTAGGTACTCGTGTGGAACTTGTAAAAATGGACGATGTACAAGCACCGCCGGTCGGCACCCGTGGTACCGTCCTTGGCGTGGACGATATCGGCTCCATTATGGTACGCTGGGATAACGGCAGTTCGCTTCATGTAGTCTATGGCGAGGATATTTGCAGGGCGATAAGCGACAATGTCAAGGAATAACAACATAATATAAACAGGCGAGGACGCGCCGGAAACGGCGTGTATCTCGTACAAATTAATTTTTAAGGACTTGCTTCGGCAGGTCTATTTTTATGCCATTATGAAAGGAGGCGGCTGATATACGAAAACTCAAGAAATACACACCAACTCGTTTTATGGCGAAGGATTCCGTTTATTGCAAGGAAGCCGCCGACTATGCTGTCGCTTTCATTCAGGCCTTGCGTCATACCAGCGGCATATGGGACGGTCGGCCTTTTGAACTTATAGATTGGCAGGAACAAATCATACGAGATGTGTTTGGTGTTCTGAAGCCAAACGGCTACCGTCAGTTTAATACAGCATATATCGAAATACCAAAAAAGAATGGAAAGTCAGAGCTTGCCGCGGCAGTTGCACTTTTGTTGACTTGTGGCGATGGCGAACAGCGCGCTAAGGTATATAGCTGTGCTTCGGATAAGAACCAAGCAAAGATTGTGTTTGAGGTTGCTGTGGCGATGGTGCGTAAATCACCGGCATTAACAAAGCGGGTTAAGATAACTGAATCGACAAAAACCCTTGTATATATGCCCACGGAGAGTACTTATCAGGTGCTCTCTGCGGACGTGGCAAATAAGCATGGATTCAATACCCACGGGGTTATTTTCGATGAATTGCATACACAGCCTAATAGAAAGCTCTTTGACGTGATGACCAAAGGGAGCGGAGATGCCCGAATGCAGCCACTATATTTTTTGATTACAACTGCTGGCGACAATACGAACTCCATCTGTTATGAAGTGCACCAAAAGGCACTGGATATTCTATCAGGACGCAAGACGGATCCAACATTTTATCCTGTAATCTTTGGGGCTGCGGAAACGGATGACTGGACGGATCCAAAAGTATGGAAAAAAGCAAACCCCTCTCTTGGCATCACAATAGGATTAGACAAGGTAAAGGCAGCTTGTGAGAGTGCAAAGCAAAATCCGGCTGAGGAGAACAGCTTCCGGCAACTCCGGTTGAACCAGTGGGTAAAACAGTCTGTACGCTGGATGCAAATGGATAAATGGGATGCCTGTGCTTTCGCCGTTGACCCGGAAGCCCTGCAAGGGCGTGTTTGCTATGGTGGGCTTGACCTCTCCTCTTCCACTGATATCACAGCCTTCGTGCTGGTCTTTCCGCCGCTCGATGAGGATGATAAATACACTGTTTTGCCGTTTTTCTGGATGCCGGAGGACAACATTGATTTGCGTGTTCGACGTGACCATGTGAATTATGATTTATGGCAGAAGCAGGGTTTCCTCAAAACAACTGAAGGCAATGTTGTGCATTACGGTTTCATCGAAGCCTTTATCGAGGAACTCGGTACAAAATATAACATCCGTGAAATAGCCTTTGACCGCTGGGGTGCTGTACAGATGGTGCAGAACCTTGAAGGTCTTGGCTTTACAGTCGTGCCCTTTGGGCAGGGCTTTAAGGATATGTCTCCACCCACAAAAGAACTGATGAAACTGACACTGGAACAAAAAATTGCTCATGGCGGTCATCCTGTTCTTCGCTGGATGATGGACAACATCTTTATCCGCACCGACCCTGCAGGCAATATTAAGGCAGATAAAGAAAAATCGACTGAAAAAATCGATGGCGCTGTGGCAACGATTATGGCACTCGACCGTGCGATTCGTTGCGGAAACGACAATGGCGAGAGTGTTTATGATAAACGTGGTCTACTTATTTTTTAGCAAAGGAGAGTGATATTTATGGGAATCTTACAAGGAATATTCAAGGCACGTGATAAACCTAAAAATGCACTTGGCGGTAGCCGATACAGCTTCTTTTTCGGAAACACAAGTGCCGGAAAGCCGGTTAACGAGCATACAGCCATGCAAATGACAGCGGTCTATTCTTGCGTGAGGATAC